TGTAAATAATATTGATACGTTTGTATTAACGCTTGTATTTTAGCCATACCAGACGATGTCTGCAATTCTTGTATTGGTACTTTACCTCTATTAGGATCACCGTCTTGCGTTAAACTTCTACCTACAATACTACCAGTTTGGAAGTACATATTCAAAGCTTCCGCTGGGTTATAATTAGTACCGTTACCAAGGTCAACTTCCGCAAGACCATCAACATCTATGTATACACCATCTGGCACCATACGCGCTAACACTTGTTGTATTTTTAAATGCGTAAGTTGTATCATATCAGCAAACCCTATACATTTACTAACAATACTTTCTATTCTACCTTTGTACATTCTAGGCGCGGATATGCTATAGTTCATTTGAACTTTTGTTTGGTTGCTATACGGTCTAGTCATATTTTCAGCTAGCTCCCATTTTAACATTTTTTCTTGCCCAAGTATTTTAGCACCACTATATAAAACCTCTATAGCTCTATGAACTCTATTAAAGTTATCACTTTCTGGTGGATCAAACGTATCTGGTTTTTCAAGAGCTTTTTCAAGACCTTGATCTGTTTGTTTTATTTTAAATACTTGATTAGAATAAGTTTTATATTCAAAATATAATACTTGTATTAAATTAGTATCATAGTCATAATTATAAAAATTAGTTCTATAATTATTGTTACCAGCGTATTGTTGTATTTCTTCTAAATCAGCCTGCGTTAAGTCAGGAAATTGTTTTTTAATTTCTTCAAGTGATAAGCTTTTAACTTCACCTACGTAGTATATGTCTTCAAAATTAGGATCATCTGTGTATGAATAAACTAAACTTGCTGGATCTACATACTCAACAACAACTCCATTTGTTAAGTTAAAATTAGTTTTAACCGCTGATATACCTAAAACAGCTAAATCATAAGCTAAACGCTTTTTTATTTCTTCGTATTTATTATAATTAAAAACATTAGATATAACTTCTTCTTCTGCTATTTCTATACTTTGTTTATAATTTAATTGAATAAATAAATCTAATTCTTCTTTACTTTCAGGAAGATTACTTGGGTCTGATGTATAAGATAAATCAGCTCCTAAATTTTGCTGTATAGATTCTAACAAAGGTTTAGCGTTCATATCTCTAAGTATGTTACCAACGTAATCAGTTCTTTGTTTTAAAGCATAAGGATCTGAAGCAAAAGACTTTATTTCATAACCTTTGTCAGTCATACCATTTACTACAATATCTACAAACTTAGAAAGTACAGCTACTGGTTTCCAGTCTAAATTTAAATAAGATAAATCACCATTGATAGATAGTTCATCTTTATACTTCGCTACACTTTGCTCGCCCCTAGCGTATAGTCTTAAATCGTTAAATCTAGACCAGTTATTTCCAAACCTCCCGCCGTTTCCAGTTCCTCTATCTCCTCTAAACCATTCGCCTTCAACAGCTTTAGCTACGGACAAACCATATTCATAAGTCTTTTTCTCTGCGTCTGGTACTACCTGACTTGGAAAAGTGCTACTAGAATTAGTATAAATCATCTATTTTATTATTTTTGAAATACTACCTTGGTTATCAAATTTCTTGAAACCTAAAGGAACAACATTTTTTTTAACTATGTTCATAGGTGTGTACCTATTTTTATTACACGCCATTATGGCTAGACCAGAACTAATAGAAGCATCGTGCTTTGTTCTATTGTTTATGTTAAACTTAGCCCAGTCTTCTAACGTTTCTTGAAAATACATATTACCATACATAGTTTCTTTAAGCCCAACATGATCTTCTATATAAGACTCTATAGCAGCAGCGTGAGCTTGCTTGACATCTTCTGATGAGTTAGGTATTCCACCTATCTCTCTTTCCGCTACAGACAGTTTTAATTTATCTGGTCTGTTTATTGAGAAAGCTCTGTAACCTCTACGTTTTAAATAATATAAAAGTCTAGGTTTATTATTTTCTGCTAACAATGGCATACCATAGAAATGCAAGGCCATAAGCACATCTTCAAAGAATATCTCAGCCGTTGGAGGTCTTGATATGTATTCTAAGAAAAACATATTAGCCGGTACGTTTTCCATAGAAAACTTTGTAAGCCCATGAAGAGCTCCGTTAGATCCTCTATTATCTACTGTACCTGATATATCGTATGAGTCACATCCAAAAGCACCACAATGCTCGTTACCAGGATATTTAACTCCATTTTTTATTATTACACGATTTTGTAATTCTATAGGTGGAACCCATGAAATTAATAACCTACCATTTTTATTTGGAATAAAATTAACGACTGTATCTTTTATACCACCTTGCCAAACAAAGTTACCTCTTGTTATTAATTTAGAGTTATCAGATTCATCATTATAATCTATTTGCTCGTATATCTTAGTTAGATTAAATAAAGACTGTTTTGTTTCATCTCTAAAAGCATGTTGTTCCGTACGGGGAAACTGCCTATAATATTCATTTAAACTATCTTGATCACCTTTTAAACCTTCAACTTCGTTTTCCCAGTGGTTTATAACACCTACTTCAATTTGAAGTCCGTCGGCTCCTTCAACTGATTTTGCCGGCGTATCAAAGACAGGGTGTCCATAAGTATCAATGAATCCTTCGTAATTCCACTCCATAGGTATGAACAAAGAATATAGTCCTGAGCTAGTCTGTCCGTTGCGGTTTCTTTTTGTAACGTCTGAAGCATAGTATAATTTTTTAAAGTTTTCACCACCTTTATCTAAAGCGTTTGATGTTGATCCCATCATACACTTACCGACAATTCTACTACCTAATCTAAGAGTTGTTTTTGTAACCCTCCAGTTATTCAATATGTTATCAGGTCTCTCCCATTTACCTGATTCATCATGCACAAGTAGTTTTAATTTTTCACCATCATAACTATTGTCACCTGTATTTTTCCAGTCAATAGTTGTATCAAGTCCTACTACTTCGTCGGGTGTTTCACCTTGATCTAGTTTCCTACGAGTTAGCTTTGATGCTGGTACTCTGTACGCTAGTTCTGTTTTTGGACGATCCATACCGTCCTGTATTGGTTTAAAAAAGAACGGGTAGTTAATTGATATAGGTACTACCTTATCTGTAAACATTTTTTTAGCATCAGCCCCTGATTTTGACAAGATACCGAATCTTGAATCTGAACTGATTGTTGCCAAGTTAACAGTTTCGCCTGATGCCATGAATGAAAAACCTGATCGTCTGTTTTTAAGGTAGCACATACCGTAGCATCTTTGATCTGCTTTGCAAGCTTCCCAGAATATAAAGAATAATCTGTTTGACTCCCTAAAATCTGCTGCCCCAACATCAATTTTACTCCACTGCAAGTACATGTAGTGAGTGCCAGTGAGATAAGTAGCAACACCTTTGTTATTGAACCAATGACCTTCGTTACGACGTTTAAATTGTTCATCGATATAATCATACCATCTTTCTTTAAAGTGCTCTGGGTATTTATTCCACTCAAATACACTTTTAATTTTATTTAATTCTTTAGGATATTCTTCTCTAGACCATTTGTCTTTATCCTTATTTAGTTTACCTTTAAAAGGTGGTAACGCTATTTTAAGGTTTTGTATTTCATATACTTCACCTATTTGACCGGTCTTACTTATAACAATCACGTCATGTTCTTTATTATAACCGTACTCCCACTTTTTGCTTTTGTTATTTCTTTTAAGCACGTGAGGTTTTATATGATCTGTAAGTACAGTAAATAAAGTTTGTTTATACATTACTTGGATCTACCTTCTGCGAAACCCTTAAAGGATTTTTGCTTGCTATCACTTGAATTATCTTCAAGCATATTCTTTTCCTCTTCAATACGGTTAAGTATTTCAAACGCATCGAATATAGCTAACTTTTTTGTTGCAGCTGCGTTTTTTAAACGATCAGCTGAGATGTCATCATCTGAATCTACAATAGGTTCTTTAGCTACCTTAATTAATTCCTCAACTGCTCTTTGCCCAGCTTGGATTATATTCAACTTGGTTTTCTTGGTGCTCATACTTAATTACAATATCATTTGATTTCATACAATAAAGCCTTTGGTCGTTTACAATAAACTCAAATTCACTGTTAGGTGTAAACCCTATAGTGTCTCCCTCGTTTATTCCTTTAGCTTCTAAGGACTTATTACCGTATTTTAATACACCAATAAGCTTTTGCTCTTTATCGAGCTCTAGATCATTATTATTTTCAAGTGGCATAGCAAAGCATCTATCAGCAAACGCATACCATTTGTATATTTTTTTATATAAATATATTTGATCTATTTGACAAAAGTAAAGATCTTCTTTAAAGTATTTACTACTATTAACTTCTTTACCTTTCATATTATAATATCTTCTAAAGATATTATGGTGAACTATAATTTCATCACCCTCTTCTATAGGCGTGTCAAAAGCAAGTGGTGTTGAGACTACAACAGCCTTGTTGTTTACAAACTTATGTTTGTCTATACTCGTATTTAACAAAAGCTCTTTACCGTTTATATCTATAGAATTATCATAAACCTTACCAACAGGTTTTATGATAAAATCATATATGCTTTTCATTAATATTCTAAATCATATTCAACAGATATTGCCATGTTTTTATTAAACTTTTTCCATGGCAATACCTCGTTGTTTTTCTTTATATGAATATTATAAGAACTATCATGGTCCTCAAATAAAATGTGCGATATTTCGTGACCGCCATATACTTGCTGACCCACCGAATAATGCATCGCATCGTTTTTATAATCAGAACCAATACTGATTTTTCTTATAACAGAATTCATTTTAATCTTCTGATTTAACAACAGCCATCTCACTGTCGTCTTCGCTTTCTATAATTGTATATTCACCCGTCTTAAGATCAATACTTATATTACCGTATTCTTCTTCAAGACTTTGTTTGGTTTTTTCTATACCTTCGTTTACAGTAGCTATCTTATGAAGCAACGAGTGCTTGTTAGCTTCTAAAGCTCCTATTTGGTTTAATAGTCCGCCTAATTCTTCTTGTTGTTTTACAACTTTTTCAAGTTGTTCATTTGTAATTTTTGCCATTGAATTTAATTTAATTGTTTATAATTATATAGTTACTTGTTTTTATATTTTTTACGGCGTATCACAATATCTTTGGTAATCCCAACCTGTTCCGCTAGGTCCTGTAACTCTTATTGTTACGAAAACTCCGTTTTGATAATCAGCAGGCGTATAAACCCACCACAGTAATTGCTGGTATGGAGAAACTAAAGGATTAGCTATACCTGTTTCAGCGGTATAAGCAGATGCTCTAGTTGGAACAGCGCCTTTATTTGTACCTATGAATTGATCTGTAGCGTTTGTTTGAGATATAGTAGGTATTATATCTCCTGTTGAAACGGTACCGTAAACATTATCGAAAGGACCAGCGTTAACTGTGGTCATTCCAGAAGTAGCAACTTTAGTTCCAGTAGTTGTATTTCCGTGGTATATTTCCATTTTATCAGGAACTCCTTGAGGATTAAACATGATAGTTATAACACCTCCACTAGGACTTAAAGCTATAGTATCGTCTGTTATACCTACACCTCCAGACGTAGTTATTTCACTACAAGCAACGTTTGAATCTTCACCGCACCCGCACCAAGCTAAACCTAATCCTATTCCTAATCCCATTTTATTTTACAGCTATGATATCAGCAGCTGTTGTATCTGTAGCTAAAACGTAATCAACTATAACAGGTAGAAAACAACCATTAGATAGGTTTTTAAATGTAACAGCTTGGTTAGCCGCTGGAAGCCCTGATCCAGAAGACCCTACTGTTCCTGCTATTATAACTGTTACATTCCCGCCACTACCAATAAATAGAGCTGAAGAGTTTAGATAAGTAGCAGAGCTTATAGTATTGCTAGCTGTTATTTCAGAAGCGGATGTTCCAAAGTCTGGTTGTCCTGCGTATTGTCCCATAATTATTTATTATTATTTATTTTTTTTGATTTTTCCCAAGTACGCCCTACAAAATAAGCGCCATACACTGTTATAAGTAACGACTGGAATATTGGTACGTATTGCTCTGCTATTTTAAATTCACCTACATTACCATCAAATAAAGACAGTATAGTGAAAATAACAGTAAGATATATAAGAACCATTGGTCGTATATTTTTAGACAAGAAGGAATCAGAGTTCATATCCGATTCCCATCTCGCTGTTACTTGATCTTGAGCATCTTTATCAGCCTGCTCTAGCAACTCTTCAACTTTTAGTTTAGCCGCAAGCCTTTCTTCATCTGTAGTTGTTAAGTTATCTATAACTTTACCAACATCTTTAATGAGACCCCCGGTTATAAATTGAAGAATTTTATTCATTAATTACCAATTTCTATAACCTTGAAATGTTCCTCTCACAGCATCTCTTAGTGATGGAAAAGTTTTAGGTTTTTTCTTAGCCATTTCGTTTTGTTGTTCTTGAAAAACCTTAGTCGTACTAGTTGACTCAGATCCATCTGTTGGTAATCCTTTGCCATAAGGAGACTTATTTGTATCAAGATATCCTACGTCTGAAGTGCTCACGCTTCTACCCCTTGTGTTTCCTCTAGTTATAGATGGTAAGTTACCTTCTGATATTGCTCTTGTAAAGTTACCATATTTTTTTGCTGCAGCTAGTTCACCTTGTTGTTCAACTGTTTGTAATGAATCTATAACATTTCTCAGAACGTTTCCTCGTTCTTTTTTATCATATTCTTTTTTACCGTCAGTAGAATCTGCATGTGGCGTTTTTGGATCTCCATGCATTTTATACGGAGACATTTGACCAATACCTCTATTATCAATTGAAGTTGTAATATATTTTTTACCTTTTAATTCTTCAGAAGGAATAAGACCTTTGTAATTTGGGTGTGATACCCTAGGATCTTGCATGTCTCTAAGATCTCTTCCAGCTTCTTTGATAATTTTACCTTTAACATCTCTAACTTGTGGATTACCAATACCATAACCGTGATCTCCAAACGCAATAGGTTCTGAGGTTACTTTTCTTACTGTCCCTGTTACTCCAGCGGCGTCAGCTTTAAAGTCTTTTGGTATTGGATTACCAAACTCATCTAAATTTGTTTTTTTAACTGCAGAATCCATATGTGCGGCTGATCCTTTCGCCATATATCCTACGGCTTTACTTTCGTGCTTCATAAACGAAGCTGGACTTTTTTTGTAAGGCATTTTTTTTTGTTTTATTTTGTTTTATTGTAAGCTTCTTTTTCCCAAGGCAAATCCTTTGCCCCTTCATTTATACTAGATCTTGGTATTTTTTTACCTTTCCAGTATACATATTTATCGTCATAATCAAGATCACCTCTACGCATTTGATCTATATGAACCATTTCGTGGTTTATAACTTTTTGTATTTCACCACACGGTACATCTTTGTTTATAATGATAGTACCGTTATTATTAGCTTTACCTAACACACCGTCCTCCATATCTACACTGTATATAGGAGTATTGTCTATTGAAAACGGTGGTGTTAATTTAAAAGCCATTATAATTTATTTGGAAACTTTTTATTGAACCATTCTTTACGAGCAGAACAGCCGCAGGGGACGTTTAAACCCTCTGCGACTTTATCTACTATGGTTTTAATACCAGTAGCTTTAGTAAACTTTTCTATATCGTCTCCTAAACCTCTAGATTTCATACTTATGCAATTGCAACACCTGATACGGTTACGCCACTAGGTAGGTTTACCTTAGCTTTTACACCACCCGGGTTAGCGGTAAGCGCAGCGTTAATTGAATCACGTACTGAAGGAGTAGTACCTACACTTGTATGAGTTAAAGTTACAACATCTTCCGCAGCTTGAGAGCTAGTTAAAAGAATAGTTGTTGTAGTTGCTGAAGCAGCTTCTACTGTAATAATTTGATCAACGTTAAATAAAAAATCTCCTCCGCCTAATCCAGAAGCTGAAGATTTAATTGCTATAAATTTTGCCATTGTGTTTATGTTTGTGTTTGTGTTTGTGTTTGTGTTTTAGCAAGGTTTGTACAGTCCTAATCTGTTTTATTTTCCGTACTTATTGTATTGGTTTTCACCAGAAGATTTAGCGTCTCTATCAATTACGTTTTCCATTTTCATAGGAGTTTTATAACGTAAAGCAGAAGTGCAATGCTTGTGCATAGGGCTATGGCCCATATGTAGTAAAGATCCTTTCATTTCAAAAACAGCTTTGTATTTTTTATCTTCTTTGTGTATTGCTTTCTTTGCATCGTAGATTAACTCTCTCTCATGCATCATATCTTTAACATACTTATTCATAATTACCATTTTACTTTGTCAGCCCAATAGGCAGCAGACATTTTACCTTTTTTAATATTTTTAGCGTGGCGAGCTTTAAAACTAGCTCTACGAGCTTTAGACTTAGCGTCTGTTTTTTTACCAGCAGTTGTTACACCTTGTTGACCAAACCTTATAATTTTTTCTTTACCTGCAGAACAAGCTTTAACTATATGTGATTTAGTTTTATGATCTGGCGTACGCCGAGGTTTATTACACTTAAGTGTTTTTTTATCAGTTGCCATATGTCCAAATTACATCAGGTGATTTATCATTATCAATATCTATATGAATAAAACTATCACCAATACCTATACGGTCTATACCGTGTTCCATTAATTCTTGTAGAAGTTTAAATCTATATCTACTGTCTTTGCAAGCTATATCAACCGCTAGACCTTTTAAATGAGATGAGTTAGGTTTCCCACCTACTTTTTCGTTATGCGCTGGAGTGCGATAACCTGAGGTTATAACAACAGGTTTACCAAGCTCAGCTCTAACACTTTCAAGTATAAGTATAAGATCCTTACTCATCATCTGCCCGCTACCTTGCACGTCAGGCGAATCGAACTCTTCGTAAGTAAAATACTTAAACATTATTTTTTATTTTTAAGCTGCATCCATTTATTTATAGTGTAACCAATGGTTACTACTAACAATAATAATTTTAAACCCATCTCTATCTCAGCGAATGTTGTAACCCCTAGTGTTGTTGTGTTTATAGCGTAAAGTTTAAAATCATTAAAACTCATCTTAAAATCCTTTAGCGCGTTGTGTTATAGGTCCAGCTTTATACTCGCAAGGGTATTTTTTCACGTGCATACCCTTAGCGCCTGAACTACTACCTTTACCCATTGGAAAACCAGTAGTATCTAGCGGCCCGTCCCAAACGTGCGACTCACCTACTTGTCCTTCTAATGTAGGCTTGCCTAGTAATTTACTTATATTGTGATCCATAATTATTTATTTATTCTTTATAACCTTCTATTCTAGCTTTTATAACGTCAGCTTGTGTAATTTCACCATCACCTGTTTGATCTTTCATAAACACAGGCGCTTGCTGACCCATAGACATTTGTCTTTGATCTAAACCTCCGTATACTTGCTGCGCTACATTTTGAGTTGTTTGATTAAACATAGGTTTAGCTGCACCCATTTGATTAGCTGGCATAGGCGGTTGCACCGTCATCTCCATACCGGTTAATGGGTCTATCATTTTTAAAGGATTTTTATAGTCCATATTATCTTTCTTTATCTTTATTTACGTTATACACAGAGGTTATTAATACCTTATCAGTATAGGTTTGTCCGCGCATTATTTTATTTCGTCTTTCACTAATTGGAATATCTTCCTCGCCAACCATAATCTTATACATAGTGTTGATTAGCCTTTTACATTTAAACGAAACTTTGTATATATTATACTTTTGCGTCGTTCTATTTCTTTCACGCCATACTACTATCCAGCCTTGTTTAAGAAGTTTGTTCCATCTTCTGTTGTCCCAGCTAAATGAGTAACAACCCATTTCAAAATCTTTTTTAGTAAAACGATCCATGCAGTCTAGATATATTAACAGCTCTAATTCTGCATCATTTAAACCGTTATTTCTACAAGCCCATTTGCGAATTATTCGATAGTGTTTTAAAATATTTAAATCTTTAATATCACTAGCTTCTAGTCTTCGCTTCATAAAACAACTACAACATCTTGCAATTTAATAACGTGTAATTTTTCTTTATCTATTTCAATACCATGCCCTGCGTGGCGATCAAAATAAATATTATCACCATCTTTAACACCTGTAACTTCGTCACCGGTATTTAAAACTTTAGCTTTTCTATAGCGTATATCTTCTCTGTGCATGTCAGCAAGAAGTAGTCCACCTTTTGTTTTGGTGGACGCTTCTTTGTGTATTTTTATAATTAAGTTTCTACCTATCGCCTTCATCTATTCTTAAATTATTGATTACACAATCTGTTGAAAGAATAGTAGTAGCTACCGACGCCGCGTTTCTAAGTGCAGACTTGGTAACTAGCAAAGGATCGACAATACCTGACTTAATCATACTTACCATATTTCCTGTAACCACATCTAATCCTTTGCCTTTTACCTTAGGCATTTCATATTCTTTAATGCCGGCGTTTTTTAATATAGTTTTAAACGGAGCTTGTATGGCTTTTAAAAGAACTTCTTCACTTTTATCCTTAGGTTTTATATTGCTAGATGCGTTTAGCAAAGCAATACCACCGCCAGGAACTATACCTTCTTTTATAGCAGCTTTAGTAGCGCATATAGCATCTTCAACTCTATCAGCTTTTTCTTTAAGCTCTAGCTCTGAATTAGCGCCAACTTTTACAACAGCAACTTTAGCGGATAATCTTGATAATCTTTTTTCTAATCTAATTATTTCACCAGCGTTTTTGCTTGTTGTTAATTCTTTTTTAATACTATCAATAAGAGCATTAACCTCTTCATTGTCACGCTCTACTTGAAGTATTGTTTCATGTTCAGTAGTTGTACTTTTAATACAAGTACCTAACATATCAGGTGTTATTAAATCAACATCATCACCAAGATCTTCGTTTATAACAGTAGCACCTGTTAGCAAAGATAAATCTGTTAACATATCTTTTTTAAGAAAACCGTATGTAGGTGCATTAATGATATTAACTTTTATATTACCTTTGTTTTTATTCATCGCAAGTGCTGATATAACAGCTGGTTCGCAGTCAGCAATAATAAGCAAAGGTTTGTTTGATTTTATAACGTACTCAAGTACACTTTGTATTTTTCTAATACTTTCAACCGGTGATTCCATAAGAAGCACCAGAGGGTTTTCAAGCTCAGCAGTTTTAGAGGATTGACTAGTAACAAACGCCATGTTTGTAAGACCTTTATCATACTCAACTCCATCTACAATTTCTACTTTTGTATCGCTTTCAACCGTTTGCTCCATCGTAACAATACCAGTTTCATCTACACCTCGAAAAGCATCAGCAATAACTTTACCAAGCTTGCTATCGTTGTTTGTAGATATCGTTGCAACTTGATCTATTATATTTCCAGAAACTTTAACAGAGTTTTTTTCAAGGTATTTTATAACCTTATTTACAGCGGAATTAATTCCTTGCTTCATGCTTCTAGAACCTTCTTTATCTAGCACTTTGTAAGCTTCTGTTAAAATTGAGTGCGCCAGTACCGTAGCCGTTGTTGTTCCATCGCCAGCTTCTTTGACGGTTTTTCTAGCAGCTTCCTTTAAAAGCGTAGCACCCATATTTTCTACTGGGTCTCTAAGTATAATAGAGTTTGCAACTGTTACACCGTCTTTTGTTATTACTGGCTGGCCGGTGTTATCTTCCAGTATAACACATTTGCCGCTAGCCCCAAGTGTGGAGCTAACAGCTTGTGTCAATTTATCAATACCTTTAAACACATTGGTGCGGGCTTCGCTACCAAAGTTAAGGTTTTTAACTATAGCGTCTGACATTTATTTGATTTGATTAGATTATATTATTTTATTTATTCAAACGTCTTAACGACTTGTGGTCCGCGTAAGTAACCAAGCTTTTTTTCATAGTGCGCTATTGATGCGTCTATTGCTTGCTCAGCTCCTTCGAGGGTTTCGCGTCTCGTTACGTCGATCCAAGAATCTTCTTTTTTTGGATCTAGGTATTCTGTTTGGTAGAAACCGTTTGGTAGCTGGACTATACGCCAGTGTTTCTTTTCAGATACATGCTTCCAAAGGTTGATGGTTTCTTCACTTATTTGTGGTTGACTACTCCACGATTGAGTCTGGTAAAATAGTGTCATTGGTTTTGGTTTTAAATTACTATTTGGTTTGCCATTTCCCTGGCCGGGTATATTCTATATACTCACTTGGTTTTAGTGATTTTTACTTAATCTGCTATTGTCATAGTTACAGAAGTTGGATTTATTTCTAAATCAATAGCTTGCTGTATACCAGTTTCTATAGAAGTTACTAACTCTTCACCCATAGCTTCTTTAGTCCAACCAACTACTATTTCATTTGTTAAATCTTCAAAAGGTATAAATTCACTTTCAGGATCTAAAGGTACAGTCTGCGTACCAATACTAGTTGATTGATATGGATTTCCTTGTGGATCAAGCTCATCTGAAACTCCCGTTACTATCCAGTGTACATTATACACTACATCAGTTTCACTACCCTCTGTTGGGTGTACATCTACTGTTTTACAGTTCCAATTATATACTGTTGCCATTTTTGTTTGGTTTATATTTATTAATTACTTATTTTATTTGTTTTCTAAAGTTTGTATTTTTGTTTCTAAGTTTTTTATTTTAGCATTTAGCTCTTTTACAGAGTTTATTAAAGCAAAAGTTAATGCGTGGCTATCAAAGTTATAAAGTTCTGTATCTTCTTCATCTTCTTCATTTAGTTTAGCATTATATTTTTTAACCGTTTCCGGCATTACGTCTTTTATTTCTTGCGCTATAACACCAATATTGTTTTTGGTTGTAGCGTCAAATCCAGCTTTTCCGTTATAATCAAAAAGCTTAGGCTCTATTTGCAATAGCTCTTGAAGCCCTGTTTCGTAAGGTCGTATATTAGTTTTTACTCTTTCGTCAGATACTACAGTCCAAGAGCTTGAGGTTGGTTTTGCGGCTGAATTGGTAGATAGCTGTAATTGGTATTGCGGGCTGGTTGTTCCAAGCCCCACTCTTCCAAAAGAATCAATATAAATTGCACTACTCGTACCTTTATTTATTGTAAGAGTATTACCAAAATTAAGTTTTGTTTGTCCGCTATAGTCATCGTATTCTAAAAAAGCATCTTGGTTTGCATAAGAAAGAACACCGTTATTACCAAAATAAATACCTGATTTTCCAAACGCACCAGTGTTTAAATTAACAACCGCATTACCGCCATACCCACTTCCGGTAGCGGTTTGTATTCTAAATTCTTCAGTACTGCTGCCGGAGTTAGATGCACTACCTATATGAAGCTTAACTGTTGGTGCGGTAATCCCAATCCCGGTATTACCATTGTTTAATATAGTAAAAACTTGATTAGTGCTATTTGTAAAAAATCTATACCTACTATAGGTTGTTTGGTTTCCTTTAAAATCTAAATAACCTGTAGCATTGCTTCGTTGTATATCGTAATAGTTACTATTCGCGCTGTTGCCTATTCGCAGACCACTTGTATCACTAGCTAGATTTAATAATGCCTGAGGACTAGTCGTTCCAATACCGACGTTGCCTGAAGAATCGATACGCATTCTTTCAGACCCCGCATTAAAATCATATACGTTCCAACAATTTGTTGCCGAGCCAATACCTGTTCCACTACCGTAATACCCTAATGTTGTTTTTGACCTATAGGTAGCATCAGAATTAGCTGTAGATTCAATTAATATAAATTGTTGAGAGCCTGACACGTGAAGTTTTGCAATAGGACTAGTAGTTCCAATCCCCACTTTGCCGCTTCGTAAAACCATAGTTTCTACAGCGCTTGTTGTTTCAAAGGCCATATAACTTGTGCCACCGCTAGTAGATTTTATTTTTAAGCCTTGGTCAAATGCTGTATTGTTATAAGCGCCTGTTTTAATTACCCAATCATTTTGGTTTGCGGCGTATACTATAGGTGTTATATAAGCGCTACCATTATACACGTGAAGTTTTTCACTTGGATTACGAGTCCCAATCCCAACTTCTCCAGATGTACTTAAAAACATTCTGCTAGTGGTAGCAGACGTATTTGTTGATTTATTGTCTACTCTAAAATCAAGACCCCAGCCGCCGTCTGAAGTAACTTGTGTTATAGCGGCTGTGCCGTGAGTAACACCACCGTCCCAGCGCCTGAAATCTAACACGCCTGCAGTACTAGTACCCATTCTTACGCCTATGGTGTTTGTGCCTCCCCAAACATAATTTGTCTGTTCTGTTGCAACGTAATTGTCATTACCTTTTATAGTTAATTTTTGGTTTGGGTTTGTTGTGTTAATCCCGACGTTGCCACCAGATTGAATAGTTATTTTTTGAGTTTCTGTACCAGAAGTACCTGTGAAAAAACCTATACCACCATACTCACTAGCTATTTTTAACGTATCGCCACCGTCAGCGTGTTGAATAAAAGATCTTCGGGTGCCAGCTTGGTTGAATGATAAATAAGGGCTTCCGGTACTAGAAGTTGTGCTTAATTGCAATAAATGATCACCACCTTCAACCTCTAACTTTGCAACTGGGCTCGTCGTCCCGATCCCGACGTTGCCAGTGCCTATAAATCTAGTACTTGTATATCCAACTGTTAACGTGTCACTATCAGCGGTAGTCGTGCCAAGACTCATACTAGAATCACCAATAGCTATCCTCAAGGCACTGCTTCCAACATTAAAATTATTTTCAATACCAGAAAAATTAACCGCATCAAAATTATTAACAGTAAAAGTACTAAAGCCATTATCACCTGTTATTGTTAAATCTTCTACATTTGCAAAATCAATATCTACATAGTTTGTTTCATCGCCTGCTGTTTGTGTTATTTTAGAATCTGTAAGTGTATCAGAATCTTGCCACATAACTATTTTGCCAGCGGTGCCTGATCCATCTGGTACACCTGGTATAGCTGAGCCATCTACCCAATCAGTACCTGTAACTGTAGATACTAATACTTGGTTTGCTGTACCTGGAGAATTATTTGAATCGTAATATGCGCCTGTAACTCTTGCGTTACCAGCTACGTGAAGTTTCTGTGTAGGATTAGTCGTCCCTATCCCGACGTTGCCTGTAGAAGTGATGCGCATATTTTCACTTCCATTTGTATTAAATGTAGTTGTTGTTGCGTCTATACTTAGCGCATACCACTGGGCAACATTTGATCCTAAATAAAGACTTTTTGTGTTGTCTGCATTTGGTCTTATATAAGAAAAAGCTCTGCTAAATTGCAAGCCATAGCCACGCATTTCGGTGTAGCTGCCGTCATTAAAATATGATCTTATAGCATCGTCAGTAGTTCCATCTCCAACTTGAAGTTTTGTTAATGGACTAGTCGTCCCGATCCCGACGTTGCCCTTTAGCTGTGTTGTAACTATACTGTTGTTCCCAAGCACCGCTGTGTTGCTACCAAGGCCAATAGCGTTATAACCTATTACTATTTGGTTTGTTTGGTTATCACCGCCTGCATCAGAATCAGCTCCTATAAAAACAGAATCATTAGCTGTTACAACATTATTATTACCGCCTCCATATTTTTGCCCAGCAGCATACCCCACGCCTACGTTTCTTCGCCCGCTCGTTATTTTGTTTAATACTTCTTGGCCTATTCCTGTATTACCGCCAGAACTTGTTGAAGATTGAAGACTGTTAAAAGCACCTTGGCCTATTGCTGTATTGGAATCTGACTGAGCTTGATATAAAGCGCGGTAACCGACAGCTGTGTTGTTGCTAGAATTTGTAGTAAAAGCCATAGTTTGGTTACCAACCGCAACATTAAAATCCCCGTCAATGTTGTCGCGCAAAGCTTGGTTGCCTAAAACAGAATTATAATTACCTGTTGTAGTATCTTGCATTGCAGCATGCCCAACAGCGGTGTTATATTTAGCACTTGTATTGCTTCTAAATGCAGATGGCCCAATAACTACATTTCTATCACCTGTTGATGTTGAACTTTGGCCAGTGTTGGAGTCACCGATATAAAGACTTGAATTTGCGCTATTAACTATAACTACTCCTTCTATTTTGGTATTGCCTACTACGTGCAGCTTATGCGCTGGACTAGTAGTCCCAATCCCGACGTTGCCGCCGAAATATGTTCTTGGAACACCTGAAGAAATATTTCCAAATCGAACATGCTCTCTGTAAGTACCCGTCCCTTTTACATAAATACTTAAACCGTTATTAGCATTGCTCCATTCTATTTTGCTTTCTTGGTCTGTTGCAGTTGCGTTTCTACCCATATAAATTGTAGAATTATACGCAGAAGTAGTAGAGGTTGCTAATGATAAAAAAGGACTTTTAGAGTTTACAATAGGCGTGGTGCCTGCAAAAGGGTTTTTTATAAAAATACCTTCATTTCCCAAGCCATCTCCTTGAGTTTGCAATGTAAACGTCTCAGAAGGACTCGACGTTCCAACACCAACCCTATTATTTATTGTATCTACATATAAAACACTACTGTCTACAGCGACATCATTAAGAAATTTAATTGGCATATTATTTGATTATTTTATTATTATCCTACGTATGTAAGTAATACTTCGTAAGCACCGTCAGATATTGAACCTACAAATTCAACACTTAAATTCGCGCTTGATCTTGTTACACCTGCGTATACTGTTTCACCCGCAGAACTTATAACTTCGCACTTAACGTCTATAGCGCTAGCACCTGCGAAAGAGTTAGTAACATTATAAGTAAATGTTGTTAAACCACCAGCTTGACTACCACCTGTTAGTGAGACTCTATCGCCTAAAGCGCCTGTATCTACTGGAACTGCCCAAGTACCATCACCTCGAAGGAATGTAGTGCCAGCGCCTCCTGCTGGTACAATACCCAGTGTAGAACCTCCTGCGTATATATCAGAAGAAACAAAACCGTTTGCTGTAACATTAAAGTGTGCGGAGTTAAAACCAGCAACACCTTTTTGAGTTGCACCGTCTGTAGCTCCTTCACCTGCTACGTTTTGATCTGCTATAACAACAGTGTAGTCAGAGAGCGAAGGACTAGAATTAGCAGCAATATTAGAGTTGGCAAATATAAAATCACCAACCTCTACATTTTCAGTAAAAAATGTACCTGCTGTAGTTACTACATAAAAATCACCTTGATTTAAAGCGACGTTGCTCGCTCCTGTTAAAGCTGGTGTATTTGTAGTTGCGTTATATCCTCCTTGGAAACCACCAACTCCACCTACTTGAGACAATACATACTGTTTTGAAGCAGCGTCTGTATTAGCACTTGGTGTAGCGGGTACTGTTACTTGACCAGCAAAACTTGATTGACCTGTACCATTTACAGTAAGTGTACCAGCTAGAATAATACTATCGTCTAGATGTATTCTAGTTTCACCTAGAACATTTGCTGTATTTATATTTGTTCCACCTTCCCACTTATGCGTATTACCGTCTTGTATAATTCTATTACCACCAGTATCTGCCTGAACAGTCCATGTGTAATCTTCAGCTGCTGGAAATGTCACTGTTTTAAGATTTACAGCTGATACGTGTCCTGTCGCATTTGTAGTTATGCTATCTACAGCTGTAAAAGTTCCACCGTAAGCAGGTGAAGTAACACTACTG